AGGAGCAAATATTCCTAATGGTATTTTTGTTTTTTCGCTTAAATTCCATATTTTACAAGCTAAATATTGAATTACTTTCATGATTTTTTATTTTTAATTTTCCAAACTCCAATACAATTTTTTGATTTTAAAGTGTTTAAATATTTTAAATCACTTATCGATATATGCGAAACTTCATTTAATAAATGATAATTGTAAGAAATTAAGTAATTATTTCTTATACTTAAATCCATTGCTCTTAACACTCTGTAATTTGCTTTCATTTCAATAAATATTTAATTGGTTTAACATCTACGTGATTTTTTTCAATTTCCTTAGCTTCTTTCTTAAGCCTATATTCCATTTCAAAAATGGTTTCGTGTTTCTTTTCCATAATTTTATTTTTTAAATTTTTAATTAATTCTTTCAAATATGTGTCCTATAAATTCTCCTTTTTGATATTGGTAAGTTCCTAAGTATTTTCTACTAATCCCCATATCGTTATGAATAGTGTTTCCAGTACCGAACAATTCAAAATAACGTGTTTCTTTTTCATTGTCAGGATAGACTAATGCAAAAATACAAGGTCGGTTTGTTTTTTCGTCGCTTTGAACTGCTAATATTTCAGCTCCTTTTGGCATTTTAATTTCAAAATTTTCATCGAAAGGCGTTTCGTATTTCCAGATAGTTTGATTCATAACTTTATTTTTTAAATTGTTCTAAATAATTATACACTAATTGTCTAATCTCGATTCTTTTACTTGCAGGAACTCTAATACTCCCTAATTGCACCGTTGGCTCTGTGTATTTAAACGGTGCGCCTTTTTTTTGTGTTTGTTTCATTGTTTTTTTAAAATTTAATTGAGCTTATTTTTATTAAGTTTAAATAAAGTAAAAATAGCCGTCTTTCCAGCTTGTCAACCCTGTACAAATACTGTGGGATTTTTATTTTAAACAAGGTAGTTTATATTCTACCTTGTTCTTTTGCTTTTGCTAAACACTTTAAACAAACTAATTCTTCTCCTCTTTCTGTATGTAACATTTTAAACTCGCTTGTTTTTACGATATAGTTCCATCTTCCTTGATGATTGAAAACTCCTAATCCACAAGATGATTTTTGAGTTGTTATTTTTCCTTGTCCCATTGCCATTCCTAAGTGTGTTTTTGTAGTTGCCATAATTTCTATTTGTTTTATTTTGTTATACAAATATACATCATTTATACATTACGTAACACATTATAAATGTTAAAGTTTTGTTAAATAAAAAACCCACTGTTTAGAGTGGGTTAATAAGTGGGTGAATTAATTAGAAAGGTAATCCAGAATCTTCTTCTTGTGGTTCTGGTTCATTTACTTTTTCTGGTATTGCAGGAGTTTGTTCTGATTTATTAATCCTCCATCCTTGAATAGTATTGAAATAAACAGTTTCTCCCTGTGGATTTGTCCATTCTCTACCTCTTAAATTGATGTCGACTTTTACATTTTCTCCAACATTAAAGCTGTTTAATAAATCACATTTATCCTGCACGAATTGAATTGAAATATGTTGTGGATATTGTTCGTCTGTTGTGACAATAATGTTTTTACTTTTAAAAGTTCCTTTAACTACTTCGCTTTTAATTTCTTTAATTTTTCCTGATACGTCCATTTTTAATTATTGTTTTTGTGATTTAATTTAGCTTGTTTTTTCTCGTCTTTAGTAAAATAACTTTGCGCCTTTACTAAGTAATTCGTTTTGTCGTTATTAAAAAAGAAATTACGAACTATTTTTGTTCCGTCTGGTTTTCTTCCGATTTCGTGTGACACTAATGTTTCCATGTTTTAAATATTTATTTGTTAATTTTTCGTCTTTCTTCTCTTAATTGATATTCTCTTTCCGCTAATTGCTTTTTACCAATTTTAACAGCTCCGTAAAATATAGAGTATTGTTCGTCTTTCATATTTTCTGACCAATCACTTTTTTCTTCATCAACTCTCTTTGATGATAAATAAGAACTCCTTACATCTTCAGGAATTGACATATAATGTTCTTCTGACATTCTTAAGAACACTTCTCTATTGCTTTGCATAATCTTTGATTTTAGTTTCTATTTCTAATATTTGAACTTGTGTAGCTAATATTTTGCCATCTGTAATAGCTTTTAAAGTAGCATTTAATCCTTTTAAATCCGATTGTAAGGCTTTATTAAACTGCTCTGTTGTTAGTGTCGGAATTTCTTTCTTAGGTTCAAACTCTTTTTTCATTTCTTCTACATAACGCACGTCATCAAATTTACCCATAAAGATATCGGCATTGAAACCAAGTTTAGATATTGCTTTTGTTAAAGCATCGGTTTCTATTTTCTTTGCAAAGTTATCGTCTATCATTGTTAAATTTCTATCCATATATAATTTGCACGAATTTATAATTTCAAACTCGCCATTAGGAAAAAAGAAAGTTCCTTTAAATACGACTAAATTACATTTTTCTACTAAGTCGTAACTTAATACTATATTTTTAAAACCCCATTTCTCACCATATACGCCAAATTGCTCAGTAACTTGCATTATTTGGTATTGTGGCGATATAGCGGTAATCTCCCTGCCGCTTAATTTTGCATTCTTTGTGTATTTTGGATTTGTCCTTTCTACCCTATTCCATAATTCTAAATTTTCTTTCATAATTTAATTTTTTTAAGGTTAATTTTTAATAATTCATTTGTTCCATTTTCAGCTAAATCAATACAATAGGCTAATTGTTTCTTTGCTCTTTTAATCTTAACTAAAAGTTCTTGATTCCATTCTTGCTGTTCTTCTAATTCTGTTAATGGTGGCAAATCTTCCATTTCGTCTAACGGGTTGTATTCTGGATATTCTGTCATAATTAATTTATCTTAAATTTTTACACGATTCATCACAATACATTTTTACTTTTTTCTCTTTATATTCTTTAAGAGAAATAGTAATTATATCATAACCTTCTTTTGAGTGTTTTGCAAACTTTCTATGACTTTCATTATCCATTGTATGAACTACTGAAACCATAATTGCATTTTTACATTCAGGGCAAACCGCCATTTTAATTTTTACTTCTTCGTCTGGTATTGTTTTCATAATTTCTATTTTTAAATTTAAACAAATATAATACTTTTTTTTAAATAAAATGTAGTTTAGTGATTTTATTTTATGATATTCTTTACAAATTTAATTGTTGCTTTTATCGGCTGTACAATCCAAAATAAACTGTAAATTATCCAATCCCAATAATTATCTATTCCTTTAACGCTATAATCTTCCGGCCATAAAGCAGATGCAAAAAAACTTATTCCTGCTATTGAGAAATAAATTATTAAATATGTTTCCATCATAATCTTAACTATTTTTTCTATAAATTTCCTCAAAAGTCAATCCTGTTTCTTCAAAAAATCGTGTTAATTCTACTAACACTTTAGGTCTTTTTTTATCCCAAAACGAAGCGTTAATAGAGTGCATATTAAGCTCGTAAACTAATTGCCTATTTGGCATTTGCATTAGTTGATTAAACGTACATTCTAATCGATTGCATACTTCATTAACCCTATCTAATAACTCAGGGCTTTTATTTTTCCAAACTGATATATTAGCTATCTCGTAACCTAACATAATTGATAATTGAGTGTCTGTTACACGTGGATAGCCTTTGTATTCGAGCATTAGTTTTATCCTATTAGGGCAAAAATTTGATTTGTTTTTCATGTTTATTTTGTTAAATTTAATATTAATACTGTAATTGTTAGAATCACACCCATATATAATAATGATGTGAAAATGTTTTTAAGGTTATTCATAATTAATTACTATTTTGATTTTCCTTAGCCCCTAAATCATATCCACATTCCCTCGCATCGTCCATCATTAGCATAATTAAATTAGTCTCGATTTCAGTCAACGATGATAACCATTGGTTATGCTCTCTTTGAGCAGTAAAAATTTCGTAATTTGTCATAATTTATCTTTTTTAAGTTTCAACAAATATATAAAGAAAATAATATAAAATATATTTTTTTATTAAAAAAGTTTGTTGTAGGTTTGTAAGGAATTTAAAAACAAAAATATTATGAAAGAATTTAAAGGAACAAAAGGGAAGTGGGGATTTTTAGACGATGGAACTTATTGCGAAATTCAAAGAAAAGAGCCATTGTTAAGCATTTGTGCTATAAACACAAATGTTGTTGAATATGAAGCCAACGCAAAACTAATCGCATCAGCTCCAGAAATGTTTAAAATGTTAGAAATAGCAAAATCAGAATTTGGAGAACATCATTTTCTTTATAATGCTATTGATGTATTAATAAAAAAAATAACAGAATAACCATGAAAATAATTAAAACACTACTTAAAACAATCGAACAAAAAAGTAAGTTAGATTTAATAACCGAACTCTTGATAGTTGGCAATTCTACGGAAGAAGCTTTAGTATTGTTTAATAAAGTAAAAGCTAATCTGTTATATGAAATGAAGCAAAGAGAGAGGCAAAACGCTTTAGAGTGTCGTTTAATCAATGAATTTGACAGAAAGGAATCTAAACCTTATAATTCCGATTTCGACAAACCCTTGAAAGATATTGAAGTTAATTATGAAATTTTAAAAAAGTAAAATTATGAAAAGAGAAATTAAGTTTAGAAGTTTTTACAACGACAAGTCGATGTTGTTTTCCGATTCTTATGTTAATTTATATTATTTTTTTAAGTTAAAACCAGAGGACTATCCATTAATGCAATTCACAGGATTAAAAGACAAAAACGGAGTTGATATTTATGAAGGTGATATTGTTATTTACGATAGAGGTGTTGGTAATTGGACAGATGAAAGAATGTCAACCACTCACGAAATAGTTTTTAATGATGAAGTATTTGCCTTTGTCATGAAATGCAATAGTAGTTACATTAAGTTAAGAAAACATTGGAATTATACGTATGAAGTTATAGGCAACATTCACGAAAATCCAGAACTATTAAAACCATGAAAAAAGAAAAAACAATCTTCTTAATATTAGGCATTTTATCAATATCCTGCTTAATTTTAAGTATAATTTCGTTGATGATTTTAGAAATAAATCCTAACTATTTGAAAATTATATTAGAATGAAAACAAGAATATTTACACCAGACAAAGGATGGCATGATTTAAAAGTATATAGCTCGGAGGATGTTATAGAACTTTTAGAGAAAGCAAAAGAAATAGGAATTGATGAGATAATAAAAATGGTTAAGATATAACGGTGGATTCTACACGATGGATGAGGCAAGCACACGCCCATACTTCGGATAATGACAGATTAAAAAGGTGCAAAACAGACTTTAAATTTAACCCGAAACCCAGCTATTGTGTAGCATATGTTACCAGTAGTGCGGTTCTTAAAAACAAATTTTATGTACGCAATTGACGACAGATTTTTTAGTGAAGTTCAAGATATAGCAGAACATCTTGAATATGAATTTTTAGTAGAGCAAACTGATGATTTCACAGTTGAAGCCTACGAATGTGATTTAGAAACTATAGGTTTTTTAAGTGGCGAAATAATTGCAGAAAGAGCATTTGATGAAGATAGATTTTCTGAAGAAATGGATGAAGACCAAGAAAAAATATCTAAAATTCTTGATGCAAATATTGACTTCGAAAAAATTAATTCTTTGCTTCCAAAATTATGGTATCCAAGTGACAGAAAAGTAATTTTAACAAAAGCCGAATTAATAGCAGAAATCATCGATTACCAATAAACGTAGCATTACTGGTAACGGTGTAGCTTGTAGCTGTATGCCAAGATAAAACGTGAACAGAAAGAAAAAGCCGTAGCATATAGCTACAAGCGTGTGTTACAGGACGGCACTAATTTTTAATAATTAATAAACTAAAAAATGGAAAAGAAATTTATATGGTACGGATTAAATAAACAATTTAATGATATAGTTCATTCTCACGCAATGACAACTACTGATTTATTAAATGGAAACTATCCGAGTTGGATGGCTTTACAAAATAGAGGTGAAAATGGTAATTGTGATTTTCTTGCTGAATGTTTTTTTACAGGACTAAAAGACAAAAAGGGAAAAGAAATTTACGAGGGTGATATTGTTATGCACGGAATTTCAAAAACAAAATCAAAAGTTGAATTTATCGGAGGTTCTTTTGCTTTAAACAATGAAAAAACAATGCACAATACTTGTATTCGTCATTATGGATTAGATGAGTGTGAAGTAATCGGAAGCATTTACAAAAATCCAGAACTATTATCTACTCCAACCGCTGTCCTGTAACGTTCGATGATACAAGCTGGTAGCCTATGCGGTTGCGTAAATTCGGCTACTAGATTGTATTATTTGTTATTAGCTGGACGGATAATTTAAACTAAATATTATGAAAAAGAAATTAACTATTACAGGCATTTTTAACGATGTATTTACGAATTATGAAGACAAAGAAAGTAGTGTGTCAATGATTGTCGATGATGAATTAGACTGCAAATACACTCCGTTTAGAGAATGTTTTATACACCGAAAAATTAAAGGCTACGTTTTGACAGATGTTGACGAAGAAACGAAAACGTAGTCTTGCTACTAACTATATACTAACACCCATAAATGTATTACAATTATGAAACTACTCATTAAAACAAGTGTTATAAGAATTTCCGATTCACAACACAAAACACTTCAAAAAATGAAGTCTTATAATATTGATGTTGGCAAGTTCGTACGTGATGCAATAAGTGAGAAGATAAAACGAGAGTATAAAGATTTAATTCCTAAAGTTAAAAATACTTGTCCTTTTTAATTTTTGGTAAATAAAAGTAAAGGAATACAAAACCGCAAACGATTAAAGAGATGAATATCCAAAGTATAGTGTTATTAATATTTTTTTTGTATATTTGTAATTCTAATTGCAGTTAGAAATCACGAAAATATTAATTTAAAGAATCCTGATATGCTGCAACATTGATGGATTCTTTTTTTGTTATGGAAATTTGGAAGGATATTATAGGTTATGAGGGATTATATCAAGTTAGTAATTTTGGTAGAGTTAAGATATTAGAAAGAATATTTTTTGTAAGAGGTAAGTATCCAATAAATAAAAATGAAAAGATATTAAAACTTAATTTAAATACACACGGATATTATAGAGTATCTTTAATAAAAGATAAAATACCAAAAACAATAACGGTTCATAAATTAGTCGCAATGGCTTTTTTAAATCACATTCCAGACGGTTTTAATTTTGTAGTTAATCATAAAGACTTTGTTAGAACAAATAATTATGATTACAACTTAGAAATTATTACTCAGCGTGAAAATACCAATCAAAAACATTTAAAATCAACCTCAAAATATACGGGAGTTTCTTGGAATAAAAATCAAAAAAAATGGGTTTCTAAAATAAAAACTAAAAATAAGCAAACACATTTAGGTACATTTGAAAATGAATTTGATGCGCATTTAGCGTATCAATCGGAACTAAAAAGGATTAATTCCTTTAAGATAAAACCAAGCAAAAACTAAACATCCAACTATCAAAACAATACCTAAATATAATAATGTGTTGTCTTTTTTTTCTGTTTGTCTATTATCTGAAATTTCAGACGTTCCATTAACAGTTCCTGTATATGTTTGATTTAATTCAAAATTATTAAACTTAGATTTGTCAAATTTTATTGAGACATTAAAATATTCCTTTCCATCTACGAGAAACGGTTTAGTGTTATCTACCGGAATAATCTCTCCTATGTCGTTTAATCGCGCATTTTGAGTTAAGATATACGAACTGTCATTAAATGAATAATTAGACTTTATTTCGTGGTATTTATTATCAGTTTTTCTTGTTCCACATGATGATAAAAGTAAAAGTATAACAACCGCAATAGTAGCGGATAATAATAAATGATAGTTGTTTTTCATTATTAATTTGTTAGTAAAAAAGACGAATGAAACATTGAATCTGATGCATTGCCTAAAGTACCAACCACAAATATATAATTGTTAATAGCTGGATTAAAAGCATACGAACTTATTTGATTAGCGTTATTTATTAAATCAGAAGCTAATTGCGAACCTGTACCTGCCAATCCTTTTACAAAATTAGATTCAATTGAGAAAGACCTATTTGTAATTGAGTTCAATATATTTGCAGCTGCTAAATTATCTGAAATAAATACAGAACCTGAAATATCATCAACCGTGTTAATTTTTAGTCTAACTCTTAAATTACCAGCAGTCCCAACCTTACCAACCCTCGCCATTTTAATATTAAAAAAATCTCCATTTTTAAAAGAGTCTGCACGAATTAAAGCGGAAAATAAAACTGTTTCGGCTGTTGTTCCTGTTATTAGCGTGCCTGTTGTTGTATTTACAATTATATTTTTAACCGCATTTGAATCATTGTCAGTTATTTGTTTTTGCAATTTTCCTAAAGCAATTAAAATAGAGTCTGTTACTGAAATAACCCCGCCTGTCACAAAAGAAACTCCATTTATTAAAGTCGATAAAACCCTATTATTTGTAAAATACAAATTATTAATACCTTCTGGCACGTCATTTGTTGAAGCTATTAATCCATTTGTGATTTGAGTGTAAACAGAACCTGTCCAACGATATTGTTTGTTTATATCGACTCCTGTAGTAACGATATATATTTTACCTAATTCCCCAACTAAAGGAAATAAAGCAACTGTATCGTATTCAAGAATATCATCAACATAGCTGGGCAAGTATGATTGATTAATTTTTGAACCATCGCCAATTTTATTAATAATTGTTGATGCCGTTTCGTCACCAGTGTTTATACCCGACAAATTATCTAATTTATCAACCTCTGATAAAAAGGTATTAAACTCCAATTCAGTGCCTACAAAACCGCCATCTAAAGCAGATTGATAGGCTGTTTTTCCATCAACACCTGTAGCGCCCGGCATAGACATTTCACTTACTGCAATAGTTATTTCCTCAATCGTTTCCTCAATCTGAATTAACGGGTTAACTACTATTTCTTCAATAATTATATTCATACTATTGGAATTGTTATGTCTTGTAAAATTTGCAAATTAGCCTTAAAATAAGTATATACAGTCCCGTCGGGAAAAGTAACTTGTAGGTCAGAAATATAAGTAGATGTATTGAAATCTAATATTCTGCTATTCATTACGACCTCTGTATTGCTTGTTTTTTCAAAAGAATTATCTTCCGTACTCCATGCAAAAGCTACACGTGTATTCGCCATTACCCTGAATTGCATATCAATCATGCAATTTGTAATATCAAAAGGAAACGTAATTTTTCTACTATTAAAAGTATCGCCTTTTATGTGTGGTTTAATTGTCCATGTTGGTATCATTGGTGAAAATATAATTTTGATTCTGCTTTTCGTCTTTCGATAAGCCCTTTTAATACTTTGTCATTTGCTGAAATATATTTAGTTTCAAACCATTTCTTTATACTTTCGTTGTTTGCTTCATTATTAATTAAATTAAATAAAGTACTTGAACCGCCCGTATTGTAAGTGTGCGAAACTAAAGCGTCGAATTGACTTTGTTTTAATTGTACTTTTACTTTTTTATTTACAATATTTTCATAAACAGTTAAAGTATTTTTTAATAATAAAGTCGCTTCGTTTTCGTTTATAGATTTGTCGTTTAACTTTATTTTTTTGCCGTCAGCGTATTTAGTTGAACCGTACCCAATAGTGGCAACTCCAGCAGGACAAAGATAAGGTTTAGATATAAATCCCTCAAAATGTTTTATTAAAGACACGCCTATATCGCTTATTTTCATAATTTATTTGCTTTGAAATAACCAAAAAAAGAACCCTATTATTGCTGTTATTAATCCCTTTGCAACGTACTTAACATTTTGCATATTCTCGTCGATAAGTAACTGCTTTTCTTCCAATTTATCAACTTTGTTTTCAAGCGTTTCCAGCAAATGAATAACGCCTTTTTTGCCATTTAATTCAGTTCCTGTCAATAAGTTACGAATGTCTTTAGTAACTTCTTTAACGTCGGTTAAATCGGTTTTATAAACTTTAAAATGATTTTCTAAACGGTCAACTTTTTCTTCGAGTAATGCCATAGGGTAATGTTTTAATAAAAATACAAAAAATATCCCCTAAAATTAATCAAGGGATAGAATAATTTACTGCGAAATTTTTCCGCCAGTCACATTGTTGTCTTTGGCAACAATTAAACCTATCCCAGCGGTTACTCCTACTATAGCTTCATTTAGCTTAGTTGGGTCATTTACAAACATCGCTATCGCTCCAATAATTAACGCTATCCCTGATAACGTAGTTTTCCAGTTTTTCATATTTATTTATTTATTTTGTTTTTGAATTAAATCTTGAAATTTCAGTATTAGTTTGGTCTTCGAGTTCATAATAATACATAGTGTTAGATGTTAAACCAGTATCGATAAATTGCAAATCAGTACCCGAATAAATTAATACTTTTGTGGCTAAATTACTTGCTGTATCTCTATACAACTTATACGTTGTAACACCTGATTTTGACTGCCATTTAGCTTTTTGTGTCGTTTGAGAAGTCGAAAAAACTTTAAGCCAAACTTCAAAAACTCCAACAATCCAAACATTAATTGTAGGCGTGTTCATAAATAAATTACCAATTGGAGTAGTTACCCATTTATCCAAATTTACACGATAAGACATCACTCCATAATTAGATACTATCACGGCATCTGTAGAAGTAGGCGGTGTGGTAACTCTTGTATTTGTTAAAACGTCTCGCAAGTAAAATACAGTACCTCCACCAGATAAGGTTCTTTCAACTCTATAATTGTTTTGGCCGACATAGTCAATACTAACACCTGTGCCCTCAACTGGGTTCGTAGCTACTAAAGGCGAAATTATCGTTTGTCCAGCCCCGTCAAAGGCACCTACTGTAGCATTTCCAGCAAACGTACCTCCTTTAGTCCATGTACTAGTTCCATTTCCAAGAAGCCTAAAACCCTGCATTATAGGTCTATATGCGCTAATAGAAGCCTGTGTATTGGTTACGCTTGACCCAAAGATAGTCCCAGCAGTAATAAAGCCCTCATCTCCTGTAGCTGTAAAATTAAAAATCCTTTTTACTTTTGGGTATTGGCATAAAAGTGTACCGCTAACTGATGTTGACAAGCTTGTAATAAAAGAGTAATCATGGTCAACATCGCTAATCATTGCCCAATTCACAGGGTCAGAACTTACACCCGTACCCGACGGTCTCGCAATAACTGAACCTATAATTATAAATTCATTATCTCCAGCGGCGGCCATTGAAAATGCATTGCTAATTGAATTATTTACAAATCCCGCATTAACCGAATCAACAGTTGGGTATTTAGTCCCTGTACCGTCAGGAGTTAAGTCATTTTGTTTATTACTTTTCAACTCATAACCAGCATCTACAACTGAAAAAGGTACTGGTAACAACGTTCTTACAGGTGAAGCGCCTCCAAATTGAAATTGATAAACTGGGTCAGAACCTCCTGCAATACGATTAGCATAACTTTTAATAACAATTCTATCGGTTGCAATAAAATCGCCATCATCCCATAATCCCGACGCTGTAAATTCAGAATAACCGCCATCTACAACGGGCTCGCTTGTACTTGATGTACATATTAATGTTTCAACTCCTGCATCATCTCGGTGGTAAACTTCAAAGTAAAATGTAGCAGAACCTGAACCGCTTAAATGTCTAATATTTCCAAAAGTAGTAATATTAAAAACGCCCGGCTGTCCTATTAAAACTCCTGCATCTGAAATTCTTTGCGATATTAATTGACCAACTCCTGTAATAGCTGGTGTAGAAACATCAACAGCAGTTGAATTATACCTAACATCGTGTATATCTTTCACCATCACAACATAACCGCTTACATCGCTTGTGGTTGTGGTTGGGTATAGCGTTAAATTAGTCGGTAAATCTGAAATATTCAGTTTTAAATCTAAGGCGTCGTGAGTTGCTTTTTCGTTGGGGTATAAGTCTACATCATAACCACTTATTACAGAAACTTTATTTGCAACATCTTCAGCTGTATATCCTAATCCTAAATCAGGGAAATTTTTAATATAAGCAGGACTTGCAGGGTTTGTTTCATTAACGTCTGATTGAACATTTACTTGCGCGCCAGTTTCTATTCCGTCTAATTTCGCTCTGTCATCTTCTGAAAATAAAGAAATGGCAATAGTTTCTATTTTTTGTTCTGATTCATTTACTACTAATAACTGACCATCTCTTCCAATGTAACTTGAAAAAGTATCTAATAATTCGGTAAATTTATCAATTGTACTCGAACCTCCTGTAGTTGCTAATCCGTCAAAAAACCCAGCGTCAAGCAAAGATATCCATAAATCATTTATAGAAGTCGGAACGTGCGAAACTCCAGTTACTATCGTAATATCTGAGTATAATATATTTTGTTTTAAAATTAAATTAGCTCCATTTGCAGTTTTAAAGTTGCAAAAGTCACCTACAGTAGTAAGTCTATTTTGCTCTGATATAATAGGACTTCCGCCGTCTAAGACTAACGAAAAAAAGTTACCTGTTTGTTTAGTAATTATTAAACTACTCATAATTTCATAATGTAAAGATTAATAATATAAGGTTGCATATTTTTATCCGTTCCTGACACCCCGATAGTATTTGTGTTTGCAGTAAAATAAGAAGCCCCCTCTTTATCTCCTACTGAATCAAAAGCTAAAACCGCTTTTCCGACATTGTTAATAGAATTGTAAGTATGTGAGTGCTCGACTAAAATAGAATCCTTTGACCCTCCAATACCTCCCAATGTCGAATATCCTAAACCATAACCAATTCCAACCCTGCCAGCTAAATTGTCAGTTCCGTTGTTTCCGTTGCAAATTTGCCAACCTAAACGTAAATTTTTACCCAAACCGTTAATATCAAAATTATCATTTAAGTATGTCAAATCACATTTAACTCTTTTTACATCACCAGATTGAGCTAAATTAGCTTGAATATAGTCTAACAAAGCATATTCTACTTCACGATGCTTAACGGATGGAATTTTATTTCCGCTTGCTAAATTAGTAGTTATTAAATCGTATATATCTGAATAAGTCATAATAAAATTAAATTAATTCTGCTTTCCAATAGCCCTCCGTTTCAAATCCTACATATATAAATCTATACATTTGATTTGTGGTTAAAACAACGTTTTGTGTGAACGCCTCAAAGGTTGTAAACATTTTATTTGTATTAGCTACATTTGCTCTAATTACTATATTATTAGCAACCGCAATAACGTATATTTCACGCCCTATAACATCGGTAGCGGGTAAATAGGCAATACCACCTGCAAAACTACACGAGTTCATATCGTATGGTAATACTTGTGGCGTTATACTTAAATCAATACTGCCAGCTGTTTTAATAGGCGATTGCTGGTCAACATAGTCAATAACAGCCTTTAATTCGCTTCCTACGTTTGTTTTTGTAATACTACCAGCCCCTGTTTTATTTGTTATGTTAGAATCTATTTGTTCTTTTAATGCTGTATTTGTCATATTTTTTTATTTTAATTATTCAAACTCAATTGAAAATTCATTAGCAAAAATCCTTAATTCTGGAATTATTGGCGTTACATCAGTAATATAGTCACTACCGTAATCAACACCGCTATAATCGGCTAATCCAAAGAAATTATCTTTATAATTAGGTGACAAGCTAAAATCTACTGTTTGAAAGTTTTCTTGTGAGTTTTTTTCTGGAATATCAATAGCTTCAAATAAATTACAACGAATTGAATCTACATATAATACCGGGCTTTCTAAAAGATAAGTTAACAATATTATAACGTTTTTAGGCATCATTTCTGTACGAAATAATTCTATTTTATTGGTTTTAACCGCTTTTGATACCGTGTTTTTTGTAGAAACTTCGTAATATGTAGTCAACTCGGTTTTTTTATCTTCATCTAAAAACCACGCCTGCAAACCAATAGATTGGTAAACATCATCTTTATTATCTTTGTAATGAAATTGAGTTGTTTTCTCGCTTTCAATCGAAGTAATCAAAAAAGGTGTAGAATAGAAAGTTTCGCCTATATTCTGATTGATTTCTAAATAAACCAATCTATAACCAAAATCAAAAGGAATATTTGTAAGCGACCAATATAATTGAGGCGAACCGTCTAAATCGTTAGTTAAGGAATCTACAAAGAAATAGTCTGTAATATCAGTCTTATTTCCTTTGTACAAATCAACTACGTTAACCTGCCAATCTTCTAAATCAATACCGTCTGGAGTTTCGGTAACTTGAATGTATTTAGCGGCGTTATTTGGTAACAATTGAACCCCTTTAAAAATAAATTGCGTATTTACTTGACTATTCTTAAAATAGAAAGCCTCTTCTTTTGTTCGAAAAATATTTATAAAAGGGGTAACTGTAGCCATACTATCTATGTTTCACAACATTAACTGAAAGCAAATATAAACAAAAAATCCTTATCAAATTAATGATAAGGATTAAATTTAAAAACTAAAGCTATGAATCTTTATTTCAACATTACTATTCGTGTGGAGTAAATAGTAAATTTAACAGTTTTGAATACGCAAATATATAAATAACATTTATACAATATCCGTTTACAAACGTTTAATATCGTTTACAACAAATCTAACCAAGTTTTTAATATTTCTAAACTTTCAGCTTTTACTCCATTTACAGAAACTTCCATCCAGTAAACTCCGTTGTACAATCTGTATCTGTTTTCATCGTAAATATATACTTTTTCGTTCTTAATTTCGTATGACAAAGTCAAAACACGTGTTTCATTATTAATCAAAATAAACTCGTTAGCTGTTGAAATAGTCATTGAAGTTGGTTCATATTTTTCCTCGCCTTTTATCCTTAATTCCATTTCTAAAAGCGAATATTCAATTTCTGTAGGATAAACTTTTATAACTTGATTATTGTTATCAATAGAACGAATAAAGCCCCTCTGTGAGCGTATATTTGTCTGTAAGGTTATAAAGTCTGTAAACTCAACATTTGCTAAAACAATTTCGTTGTATAATATTGGCGATAATATCGGATTACTTGGTGTGAAATCTGCTTTTTCAGTTAATTTAACACCGTTATATTTTGCAGTATAATCGCCGTTGTTTTTATACCAAGTGTTTTTTAATGGAAAATTTTTCCAGTAAATATTGGCGGTTGCTAAATATGAATTATAATAATTGTAAATATTGCTCATTATCGAATAACGTCTATTACTATAACTATCTGGCGCATTTAACCCCGATGTCTCACTAAATCCCTCGTTTGTATAATTAGTAAAAGGTATCGAATCTTGGTCTAATGTATATGTGTATTTAGTTAATCTATTTCCGTTACCTGACGACGTTACTGTCCCTGATATTTTTGTCAATTCAAGAGAGTTTGAAGTAACTGAAAAAACAGTATAGTTTCCGGCGTTTAAATCAATTGTTTGAATCACAAACGAACTACCAACAATTATACCTAATGAAACAAAATTAATTGTACCGTCATTTCTTAATATTAATCTTCCGCTATCGGCTGAAAAAGTGTGTTCTAATTGTGTAACCTCCGTAAATTGATAATCATAAGTCGTATTTATGGAATCTATACAAAATACAGTATCATCATCCTGACTCGCTGTGCTTTCTGTAATTTCCAATGCTTTTCGCCTTGTAGCTTCAATTAAAAATGCATCTCTCGTCCATTCGATACTAACTTCTTTTTTGTTTTCTACATTTTTGTTAAAAAATACTAATTTACTTTCACCATGAATTGTATCGGCACTATTTGCCTCTTCATTTTCCTTTAACGATTGATAATTTTTATACTTAAATCCAAATTCATTAATCATGTATTTAGGATTGAAAGTTTTACTCATTTCTGAAAATTGCGTATTATTAAAAAACCCGCTTTCAGTTGGTTGGTAAAAATCACTTTCAATTCCAAAGAATATTTTGCCATCTGAACCTATCTCATAATCGCCTTTAAATTCCGTAATTGAATTTTCAATATCTTCCAAACTAAAATAAAAAGGCTTGTCGGTAACACCTCTTAGAAAGTTACCATTAATCAATCTATTGTCGTAAAATTGCCCTAATGATTGAAATCTTGGCGCATTTATTTGCAAGCCAGAGATAGATTTAACAACCTGATTCATAGCGTCAACTAATCGTATAGATTTAGAGATTGAGTTGTAGGCAGTACTTTCTGCGGTTATTTTTATAGACATATTAGAAATTGATATTTCATAATCTGCTATTCTATTTTTAATATTTACATAAACCCAAACATAACTATCTCGTTCTAAACTTAATATTTGATTTGATAAAATACCATTAAAAGAAAATGTTTCCCCGTCAGTTTTTCTTTGATATAACAAAACAATTTCTGCTGCTGTTTCAAAAACATTTCCATATCTTACTTTTACACTTACATCAACATACTCGCCAGAACCACCGCTATTTATAACGTTTAAAAATAAATTTAAATTAACAATTACATGTATATTTGTAAGATTATTTTTTGCTTTTAAAACCTTAAAAGAACTGTTAGGTAAATTAGCAAATTCGCTCTCTGAATCTACAAAAAAAGTATAACTATCCTCAATTCCGTATTTTTCTAAACTTAAGCATGGATTTATATTTTGAGTAAAAACAGCAGAAGAACCAGGAGCAAATATTTTTTTATAAAAATCATTAGATTGCGACCATTCACTATTTTGAACTACTGGTTTAGCTAATAATAACATATTATCAGGAACTAATCCTCCAATATAGTTACCATCGACATCGACATCGCTTAATAAATCAACTTTTACACTCTTTCTTGCCTTTATAATTTGCAACTTACTATCTTCTATCCCTTTACATTTAAAGTACTCTAAATCGTCTGTTTCAGCTGTAGCAAAATCCAAATCGCAAACATATTTATTTAATTCGTCTATTTCGATAGTCAATTCTACGATAGCTTCAAATCCAAATTTTCTATGATAATATAATAATTGTTTAAGTTCGTGATTTCTCATGTGAGTAAATTCAAATTGAATATCATTGCCTGAAAAACTCACGTCTCTACCCATTCCATTATCTTTTTGCTTTAACGAAAAGTTAATGTCTGACGTGCCAAAGGGCTCATCTATTTCTTTTTTACCGTAATTGTCTGACTTGAAGTTTAAATAAAATCTCATATTTATATTTTAAAACCAGTTCTTGAAACTCGGTTATTATTTTGAATCGTTCTATTTCCGTTTTTTTCGCTCCAACTTCTAAATCCGTTTTTGTCAAATGTAGTGTTATTGGTTTGTATTTTAGAAAAATGTTTACTCATAACTGCGTCCATTTCCTGTGCTGTCATTCCGTTACTTTGATTGTATTTTGCACTCATTGAAATTCCTCTTTCGTTTAACATTTGCATTATCTGTTGTTCATGTGTTAATACCTTAGTTCCTTTTGGCGCATTCATTAGTACATTTCTCCCCTCTGGCATTATTTCTTTTCCATTTGGTAAGATAACTTTTTCCTGATAATTAGAACCCTCACCATCATTTACAAGCATCATTCCTCCTATGTGATTGTCTGTACCGTCAAAATATTGCGGTATTTTTTGAGAAGCAACCATGGCAATTTGAGCAGCTCCCAGAGCTCCTAATATCAAAGCTAATGGCAAACCTGCGAATCCAGTCTTTCCGACCGTTGCCATAATTGCCTGAGCAGTATCAATAGCAATATTAAAAATAGCTTGTTTTTGTTTTGCTTTATTCTCTCTATTTGATATGTCTTTTTTACGTTTTTCCGCATCTTCATTAATTTTTGCTATCGCAACTTCCGAACCTCCCGCATAGCTAATAGCTATTTTTTGTTGGTCTTCAATTCTTTGTCTTTCGGCATCGAAGTTTTGTTGACTTGCGTTTGATATAAAATTAAAGGATTCTTGTGCACTTTCGGCTATTGCGTTAAACGTTACCGCAAATTTTTCTTTAGTTGTTTCCGCCCCTGCTAATAACTTTTCAAACGTACCATCGAAAAATGTTTCTAAACTTCCAAATCCGCTATTTTGTAAAAATTCAGAACCAAAAGAACCTAACCAATTTGATGTCTCTACACCTAATTCTAATATCCTTTTTTTTGTTTCTTCGGCTTTTTTACCAACATCCTCTAGCGATTTACTTGCTTTTTTACCGCTTTCAACAACTGAATTAAACGGGTCTTTTGACTCGCTTTTAGAAGTCGCTAATTTAGTTACTGGGTCTAAATCCAAAGCCTCTAAGCTATTTTTTTGTTTATTATAACTTTCGATTAATTTTATTTTCTCTAATTGAAAATTTATTAGGGCTGTTTTTTGCTTATCTTGATTTCCTTTAGACAATCTAAATTCTTCGTCATAATCTAATTTAGCAATGTCAATACGTTTTAAAAAATCAGCGTCCAAAGCTGTTAATCTATCGCTATAATAAGAGTCTTCATTGTTTAGTTTTTGGTCTATTTTAGCCAATTCCAATTCTAATTCTTTTTTTCTTAGTTCAGATATTGCTTTTAAACGGTCTTCTTCTTCTTTAGATATTTCGGATGACGCTTTTTTATTTTCCTCTACTTCTTTTGTTTTATTAGATGCGTTTAGTTCGCTCAATTTAAAACCAGCTTCTTTGACTTGATTTTCAGCTTTATTTAAATTATTTACTATAACCGCTAAAACTTCATTTTCAGAATTTACTCTAATTCTCGCCTGTTCTTTTGCGATTCTTCCACTACCTACTTGTTTTAATAATTCGCTAAAATAAGCCTCTTCATTGCCTTTTTTAACAGCATTTTTATATTTATTAACCTCCTCTATTTGACCTTGATAAACATCTCTAATTCTTTCAGCGTTTTTCAATTTCATTTCCGCACCCTTAAGGTCGAGGTCGTTTATTTCTGATTGCGATTTACCTTGTTGTTTTAATAATTCTTTTTGTAGAGTAATTTGATGGTCTATATTATTAGATGCTATTTTCATTAAATCATCATTTCTTTCGTATGATTTATTTAACGCATCTACTGATTTTTTGGCCTCGTCAGTATTAAATGCATAATCTATTAATTTTGCCCCATAAATAGTAAGCAATGTTACTCCAACTGATAATAGAGACTGCCAGCTAAATACGGCTCCAGCAATTGATTTCAAGACACTAACAGTCGGCTTTCCTTCTTCAACTAACATTTTATTTTTATCACGAATACCGTTTATAGCGTCAAATAAAGCGGGAAAGTTATTTGATAAAGCCATAAAACCAGTATTCACACTATTTGCAAAAGCTGGTGCTTCACGTGATAATTGATTAATAGAGTTTCCTAATGCGTTATATCCACTTGCATAATTACCTACATTTCTTTGGTTTTTGCCTATTGTTGCGTCTGTCGCCTTTAAAATACCGTTGTATTTTTCGTTTACTCTCGATAATGTTTGCAAACGCATTTCTTCGTTAGCTGTTAGATTGTTGTAACGTTCCTTTCTAACCGCTAAGTCATTATAAGCCTTTGTAAGTGTGTTTATTTGCGTTTGAGTCTTATTGTATGCACTTGCGTTTTTATTAGCTATCGCTTGTTCTTTTTGCGCATTCTTTTCAAATGAATCAAACGCTTTTTCTCTCGCTTGTTGCAAACGAATTTCAGCCAAACGTGATTGTTCGGCTTTCTTTGCAATATCAGCGTGTAATTTAGTAATTATTGTATTTTGTTTCTCCAATTGAGTATTTAAAGAAGCTGTACTTTGAACCGCTTTGTCTAATCCGCTTGGCGTTGAAATTCCACTAATTCCTTTACTTGCGTTACTTGCTGATTGGCTAATTTTTAACAATTCAGCATCAGCCAAACTCAACTTTGAAATTAAACTTTCAACCTGTTTAATAGCTTCTGAACCAATTACTAAATCTACACTATTTGCCATATTAATTTTGTTTTGCTTTTTCTTCTAATAATTTGCATATTTCAATCCATTCTGAAACCGTTATTTCTTTAGGATTTAATCTATAAGGATATTGTAACCCGATAGTTGCGATTTGTAGTTGTTTAGCTAAAGATGTTGTTTCAACTTTTGCATCTTTATTTAATTCCATATCTACTAATGAAATTTTAGTTTTAATTCCCTCGCACGCCGTATTTAAACGTTGTAATTCAACAGCATCACCATCAATAGTATTAACTTCTGACATTTTAAAACCGTGTTTTGCTAATTCTTTTATAAATAACAAACGCACTTCCATTTGGTTATCCGCAAATCCTAACCACATTCTACTAATCAAAGATTTTACAACGTGGTATTTTAGTTTTAAAGCTTCAATTTCACCCCATTTTTGCAAACGATTAGTAAATGAACGGTCGTCAATTGCCTTGAAGTATTCATCCAAAATAACTTTTTCAATACTGTTTAACTGCTCATTTTCTACTTTCTTAGCTCTACCATCGTACCCAATAATAAACCAGTTTAAATCACGTGTATTGCGGTATTTATCAAAGTTATATAAAGGTAGGTTTTCTATTGAATCGTAATAATTAATTTTAGTTAGTTTCATAAATATCTTTTTATAAATTTCATTAATTCTGGCAATATAATATCATTATTAACTATTTCCTGATTTGTTTTGTCTAATCCAAATAAATTGCTATATCCTGCAAAAAATATGCTTTTTTCTCCATTCCCTGTTCCCGTGCTAAATATATCAAATTTTGTTAAATTAGGTTGTAAATCAATTTGCATATTTGATAAAAACGCACCAGTTTCTAAAAAATTATACGGATTTCCTGCTATCTTTTTAGGATTTAACATTTGAGTAGCTAAAGAATAAACTCCTTTAAATACTTTTTCATTGCTATTTTTTAACAATTTACCATCACTACCGACTCCATCCTGAAAAGCATCTACATTTAAACTAATAATTTTATCTTCATTAGCTAAAACAATACGCTCTTGTTCGTTAAGCATTTCGGAATTAACAAACTTGCATTTTTTTATGTAATCTGATATAGTAACTGACATAAAGCAAATATACAAAAAAACCCGTTACTAAATGCAACGGGTTTAATTCTCATTATTTTAATAAAACTAAGTAGCAGAAACTATTACAGTAGCGGTATTTGATTTATATAAAACATCAGCTAAAGTCAATACAATACTATCTAAAGACACTTCAACAATATCAGCAGTTGTATTTGCCGTTACTGTAAGCGTGTATTTTTTAGTTACAGAGCTATACGATACTGCGCTTGGAGTTATCGCAACACCATTACGAATTACGCTAAAATCACCTACTAACAATCCTTCAACTGGATGTGTTTTGTCTTGTAAAAACGCACTTACTACTACTGAAGTAGACAGCGTAACAATTGGATTAACGGAAACAACAACCTCGTTAACTCCGCTTAATTCACCATAGCTAAAATCTAATTCGTTAGACTCAATCCACGACATTCTTTCGTCAATTTCTGCACGTTCGATTAATTGTAAAAGGATAGTTTGAGAACTTGCGTCAGTTCCATTTGCTCCCATGTATTTACCATTTTCAAACATTCCTAAAGTAAATCCTTTAGCTGAACCCGATTTAGTTACTGTAAAAAACATTGAATTATCAACGTCAAATAATATTAAATCATAATTTCCATACCCTGATAAAGAAGTCAAAGCCTTATGAAAGTTGATACCGTTGTCAAAAGTAACTGTATGCTCGTAAGGGTTCTTACCTGCCACAACTTTAATCCCAGAACCTGCACGAGTAATAATATTGTCGTCTGCTGTTGAATCTTCAAAAGAAACAACGCCTTGCAACATAATTAAAGTACCATCTTGCTGTAAAGAACGCATATAGTCCTTTGTAATTTCAGACGCAAATACAAACCCTTTTTGAACCAGCCCTAATGCGGTTACTCTTTTTCGGTCTTGTCTACATCCTGCTAATCCTGTTCCAAGAACTCCATTAGCTCCACAATTTACTGTGTTTATTTGTGTTTCTAAACTCATTATTTTATAAATTTATTTAAGATTAATTTTTCAATTGTTTTTTTATCCGATAGCTCAATATTAGAACTAACTTGATATTTTTTATCTAAAGTAAATTCCTTAATTACTTTAAACGATTGTTTTTTTTGTTCTTTTTCTGCCATAGCATTAAAATTTTATATTTTGTTTTATGCAACCTGATATAATTTCAATTTCTAAATCCAAAACCAACGCATTCCAAACAGTAATAAGTCCTTTTCCATTATCATTTACACTATAATTAGGCTTCAATTCCTTATCAATAGTGCTTCCAATTATCTTTGAAATTCCGCTACTCTCTAAAAGCGTAATAAAATCATTATAAACTGGAATAAGGACTTTTGCATAGTCTGTTTGATATTGTTGAGCATTAAATCCGTCAACATCATTTGAGCGTGTTGCAATTACAAACCTTGCATTTCTTGTTACTCGATTACGCAATAAATCATCTGTATCTTTAGAAGTTACTAACCAAACAAGCGGGTATTTTGAAACGCTTTCCTTTAAGATTAAGAATTTATTCAAAACATCAATTGTGCCCCAATCGTATCTGATTGGATGGGTATTTTCCCATGCTGGCATTAATGCGATTAATTCTCTAATCTTTTCTTCAAAAACTATCATATGCCAAAACTGTTTTTAGTTTCGTAAATCTTAAAATACTCAGGTTTCCAATTTGCAAACTCTATTTGTTTGTCCATCAAATAACCATAAAGGCTTTTTTCTATTCCGTTACAACCGTACCAATCTATAAAATTGTCGGTTATATTTGGGAATATCAAATACTCACCTTGATATTGTTTAACGAAATTTTGATGCGCTCCTGATATTAAATATTTTGGAGTTTGAACCGTTGCGTTTTCTGCATTAACTTTTTTTGCTCCGGTTGCCGAAAGTCTTATATCTGTTTGAGTAACAAATTCTTGAAAGATATAATTAGCAATTAATGAATCATCATTGTCTAATCCTAACCATATTTTTCCGTCATATTCATCACCTTGAATCAGTTTCTTAAACTTTTCGTCTGATGCATCAATATCCGTTATTGCTTTTACTTCGTTGTAAAGACTTAAACCAAGTGCATTTAATAGTATTTCACGCTCTAATTTTACACACATATAATCTAACTCCGTAGCGTTATTTGGAGTTGCTGACGGGTCAACAACAGCTAAAGGAATGTGTATGTAATTCTGATTGTTAAAGAATGATTTATCTACTATTTGCATTTTGTTATTTTTTTGGTTTAATCTCTTTTACTTCTTCAAAAAGTTTTATTTCAAATCCTTTTTCTAAAGCATCCTTATCGTCTATTTCAATTAAGGCGGATTTCTTATAACCCGCCCAATCTTTTAACAATTTAACTTGCATTTATTACGCTTTTGTTAAAGCAGTAATAGCAGTTGAAAGAACTCCTTTTACAAATGCTCCGTAATGATTTGATTTTACTCTTTGAACCAAACGAGCCTCGGCAAGAATAGTTACTAAGTTTTTAGTAAAATCGTCATTTTCATAACCTACGTTAATAGTTAACCCCTCTTTGAAACGAACTCCAGCTTTACTAAAGTCACCCACCAAGAATGAATCTAAGGCAATACCTGTATTTGCAACAACACGAATACCGCTAACTACCGTGCCATCAATGGCAGCGAATGGAGGCATAATGTATTGACCTGTACTATCTTTTGACAATTCCATTCCTGTAACATCTGTAGGGTGCATCAAGATATAATTTGGCTCAAACAAGTTAACTCTAACTTGATTTATTGCGGTTCTAAGAACGTCCCATTTCGTAGGTGTTGGAATAGCCAAAGCAAATGAACCAGCAGCCCATGCAGTAGCATTTGTATTGATACCTGTTAAATTAACAGTTAAACCTGTTCCGTTCAATAATTGGTCGTCAATTTTCAAGTTGATTAACTCAGTCAATTCTTGGTCAATTTCAGAACGCATAAGGATGCTTTAGAAAAAGGATTTGAAATAAAACTTTTTGAAGAAGTAAAAGAGATTAAACCAAAAAAATAACAAAATGCAAATAGTAGATA